TGTTATTTATCTAAAAGGAAATCATGAGGATATGTTTACTAAGGCCGCGCGCGAAATTAAAGAAAAATTTAGTTTTGCAGAATCAAGCGAAAAAGATATTAAAAAGGCATTAATTGCATGTAAATATTTTGATTACAAATATGCCGCAATTCAAGATTCTCTTTATAATGGCGGCCTACCAACACTAGTGGATTGGATTAAAGATGGTATGCCAATGGATTTTGTTAAGCAAATTGAAGATTTGCCGTTAACTTTTAGTACGGATACATGTGACTTTTGTCACGCTGCGGGAATCTATAAAACTTTTAAAAGAGTAGCAGATGCAGAATATGATAATGTTGCTCCGGACGAATATGCTTCTAGTTCTTTACTTTGGAGTCGTACCGCATTTGAATATGAATGGGCGCCAAATCGTACTGTCATTCATGGTCATACTCCAATTCCATACTTAATTGAAGACCTTAACGTAAAATGGGATGAAAATAAAGATGTGCAGCCATATAAATATATAGGCACTAATAGTTTTCAAATGACTGGCGCAAAAATAGATATAGATACAGGCGCGGCATTTTTAGGCTATGCTTATGTATTAAATTGCTTAACTATGAAAGCACAAGGATTTCAAGACTTAAATGTAGAGGAAGATAAAATAAAGCACTGTATTAAAAAAATTGGACTTATTCAATTATAATACAGGTACATATCTATGTAAAGAGTAGGCCATTCGAAAGAATGGCTTTTTTAAATGGAGGTGGGATAATGAGAAATACGCGGTCTGCCCCCTCAGCGCGTCATGCGGAAGTAAAGAATAAGTTTACTCATAAAGTTTTTGAATCAGAATATTACCCTATCAATTTTGTTGCTTCTGATAATTATGTTTTTTTTAGTACCCTCTTTCAAAAGCCTATACATTCTATTGGCAGAAATCTTGCATCAAAGGTTACTACTTGGCTTTATGGTCCAATGCGTAACCCCACTCGTGATTTTCGTGGAAATACAAATGCAAAAATGAAAGAAGCAGTAGAATTTTTAGAAAGTGCTGCCGAAATTGAATATATTAGAGAAGAAAACTTTCTACGGCGATATGCCGAAAAAAATGAAATGATAAAAAAAATTATAGAGAAGAGCAAAGAATCTGGGGCAAACAAGTTTTTTAATTTAATTAATGCTCTTAATATAGCATTAAAAGGCCAAGCCGCATATAAAAAAGAATTAGATAAAGAAATTAAACGTATTGAAAATAATAAAGAGATTGTAACAAAGGATGCAGAAACTATGAAAAAAGGTCGGTATGTGTCTGTTACAAAGGAAGAAGAAGCTAATGGAAAATAGCGTTTAACTTCAGAAGAATATGCAGCTAGAAATGAATTAAAGGGAGTCGATAGTATATTAGATGATACAAAAAATCCATATTTTAATTTTGATGGAAAAAAAATATTTGATAGTATGTTTAAGGAACAATCAGATTTTAGTAAAATCGTAGAAAAGATTATGATACATTATGGTTCATAGATACTTGATACAAAACATGGCGTACTTAGTTTAAATAAACGTCAAGCACTTGCATTAACCTAGATGTTAGTTAGAGAAGCATATAACATTCTCGTAACAGAATATGCACGCGAAGTTAAAAAGAAACGAAATGAAGATCGCTCTGCTAGAATGGAGCGAATTGAGAAACGTTTAGATAAACTAATGAAGCCTGGAGGAAAATTAGATACCTTTTTTAATGATATAATAAATTCTCCTAATCCACAAATAACTTTAACCACTTTAGCAGATTAGAATGGTATCCCAGTTAATGCTGATGATATGAAAGAATTAAATCATTCAACTAAAGTATTAAGAGAACGATTAAAAAAAATATGGGAACAAGAAAAAGCACAAGGAAAAACAAAAAGTACTTTCTATAACTGGCGTCGATCAAAAAATTTATCAAAAAAAGACTTAGAAGAATATATATATATGATGAATGAAGTAAAAATTTAGCTTTATTATACTAATGAAGGAATGGCCGCGGCGGATTTTGTAAAAGAAGGAATGGTTGCAAGAATAATGGGAGGCCAAAATACTCCAACTGACATACAAGCGGGCATGTTAGTTGTTGATGTATCATATGAAAATATTAATGATCCAAAAATTATTGAAAAAGCATAGCAACTGATTAGTAATGCAGAACGAGAAATCAGTGAATTAAATGCTAAATAGCAGAAAGTTAGCACGAGAGATGATTTTGTATATAATACAAAAGAACTAGCCTAGTTATTTGACCAATAGCGATCAATAGTAGAAAAATTAAAAGCGGATTTAGATGCTTTAAATGTCTCTGGAACTAATATGATTAAATATATTAATATTCATGATACAGTTAAAGGATATGCTTCTATTGATGCTAAAACATAGATGTTCCGTGGTGCCGCTTTTGGTTCCTCTATAACTTCATAGATAGAAATTATTAATCAATTATTAGCAGATGCATAGTTAACTACACTTGATGCTGAGTGGCTAATATTTGCATTAATCAATTGCGGTGATGGTATGATTGGCTCTGCTAATAAACACTCTCTTGAAGACTATCTTTCAGGATATGTTGGACTTTTGATGTTTACAGATGCTAGTTTTATTTCGCAGGATGTAAAAAATTATATGATGAACTAGCAAGTAAGTAGTGTGGAAAATATACATTTATATACATTAAATGATACATATGTCCCTAGCTCTTTTATTTTACATGAAACTGCGAAAGCAATGAATGCTTTTGTATAGGGAGTTGAAGAAGCATCATATGGAACAACATTAAACTTAACTACATATAATTCTAAAAATGCCCATGCCACGTTACCACATGCTCCATGGACACTCGAATCTTTACGTGATGGTTCTGCTTGGGATAATGAGAAAAGAGAGGCGTTATAGAAAACACATTTAACAATGTATTTTTTAGCTAAATTTTCAGAACTTTTATCATAGTTAAAAGAATAGTTATCGCAAAAATAATGATATAACTTCTATTTTAATAGAATTTATATATATTTAATAATAAAAAGGAGGGAGATTAAGTTGAATACGCTAACAATTGAAAAAGTAGTAGATTGGTTAGTACACAATTGCGTCCAAATAATTTTCTTATTATCATTAGTAATTCAAATTACACCAATTAAATGGAACCCAATTTCAGCTTTTATCAAATGGTTTGGTAAATTACTAAATAGTAAAATAAGTAATTAGATGGGTGATATTTCTAAGCAATTAAAAGAAATTCGGAGTGAAATTGATGCAAATGAAAAAGACCGCATCCGTTGGGAAATCTTAGATTTTGCAACCTCATGCAGAAACGGTCATTTGCACACGCATGATGAATTTAAACACATTGCTGAATTACATGATAAGTATATAAAATTACTTGAACGCACCAATGACAAAAATGGCGTTTTTGATATTGAATACCAATGGATTGATGATCTATATCAGGAAAACTTACGAACAAATAGCTTCCTTAAATAATTGACTTTTACTTAATTTTATTATATAATAAAAGAAAAAAGGATTGAATTATGGAAGAAAAACGCAGTCAAGTACGACTAGCTACTTTAGAAATTTACACCGACGGTTCTACTAAACGTCAAGGCCCAGTAATGACCTTTGGCGGTTGGAGTTTCATTGCCCTCCGTGGTGGAGAACGTATCTATGAAGCTTCCGGCAGCGAATATGGGACCACCAATCAGCGTATGGAATTATTAGCGATACGCAATGCCTTACAATTCGCCGCTGCAAATCGAAAGCCAGGAGAAAAGGTTATTATTTATAGTGATTCTGCTTATGCAATTAATTGTTGTCATCAGAATTGGTATCGTAAATGGCAATATAATGGTTGGACTAATTCTAAGGGAGAAGACGTAGCTAATCAAGATTTATGGATACAAATTATTCCTTTTTTTGATAATGTTTGGTTTAACTTTAGTAAAGTTACTGGACATAGTACAAATTATTGGAACAATGAATGTGACAGATTAGCGCAAAAAGAATCACAATACTTAAAAGATAATTTTAAAGGAGAACAATATGAGTGACGAAATATATGAAGTTTCTCGAGATGAGTTTAAAGGATTTATGGATCAGATTCGGCCTGAGTGTTTTATTTATAAAGAATATGGCTATGGCTATGATTTATACGATTCTACTCGTGAAATAAAGATTTATAGCACGGATGAAACTCGACATTTCGCATCTATTAAAAGTATAGATGGTAATCCAAAATATTATGTATACGAAATGCCGCACGATGATGAACGCCGCGCGCCTAAACGTATTATGAAAGTAACTTTAGAAACAAAAGAAGAAGTATAGGATTTCTTTAATGCTTTAAATACTCTACAAAACAGAGGCGATAAAGATGACTGAGATTTATCAAGATATTCCTGATCATTTAAAAGACATGGCGGAAATAGCGTTTCATTTATCTACCCAAATGAACCCTGATGCTGCCGCAAGTTTTTTAGATAATTTTACACAATATTGTGCAAATACTTCTTCTTCAAGTGAAGAAATACAAAATTTTCTTCAATTTTATTTTAATCTAAAACTGGAGGAACTAAAGAAGTGAAAACTATTATTTTGAGCGGAAAATCTGGCTCAGGAAAAGATATGTTTGCTTTGTTCTTAAAGCAAGAATTAGATAAAGTCGGTAAAAAAACTATTATTATTCATTATGCCGATGCTTTAAAATGGTTGCTCAAAGAATATTATAATTGGAATGGTGAAAAAGATCAACATGGCCGTACACTTCTACAACAGGTAGGAACCGATAAAGTAAGGACATATGCTCCTGATTATTGGACAGCAATTGTTGTTGGCTTTTTAGGCGCGATTGCTCCTTATAATGATTTTGATGTAGCCATTATCCCTGATGCACGATTCGAAAATGAAATTACATTGCCGCAACAACTGCTTGATGTAGTAACTGCACGTATCGAACGTACTAATAGTGATGGTACTCCTTGGGAGAATCCAGCATTGACTAAAGAACAATTGCAGCATCCAAGTGAAACTAGTTTAGATGATTTTGGCTTTGATTATATTATTCATAATGATGAAGGTGTTGAGCAGATGAAAGATGCTGCTTGGGCATTATTGAATGATTTAAAGGAGATTTAAATGTTACTAAGAGAATTAGAACCAGAAAAATATTGGTCTTTTCCTTCTTCATATTCTAAAGAAAAGCGTGAATTAGAAATTAATAGAATTATTGATTCTGGTATGTATAGTTTTCAATTAAAAACAGATGGTAATTATTCTGCTTTTATTTGTGATTTTGATAATGATAAACGCATTATTAGTCGTGGTATTAGTACGGTAAGTAAAGAATATGGACGATTGGAAGATAAATTATTCTTTTTTGATTCTGTCGCCGCCGCATTTGACAAACCGACTCGTATTATGGGAGAAATATATTATGATAAAGGTATAGATCGACATGTTGGGTCAGTTCTGCGCGCAAGTGCTATAAAATCAAAAAGTATTCAAAGCAAAGAATTTTATACCGAAGCCAGCCAGAATACCAAGTTTAGCGCCAAAGATAAACGAGATATTGAAAACAATGAATTTTTCGATCAAAAATTAAAATGGAGAATCTTTGACGTCTGGTATTTTGACGGGGAAGACCTTATGAATACCCCGTGGATTGAACGACAAAAATATGTTAAAGCCGCAGCAGAGCGCATCAATAATCCCTTAGTAACATATGTCCATTATTATCCTATGGATAATACTTTTTATGATAAACTCAACACTATTTTCGCCGCAGGTGGAGAAGGTGTTGTAGTATATAAAAATAGTGGATTACCAGAGCCTGGTAAACGTACTGCACATAAAACATTAAAGGTTAAGCGCGAGCTCGAACATTTAATTGATTGTGTCATTACTGGCATTGAACCAGCCATGGAAAATTATACTGGTAAGGATATCGCTAATTGGCCTTATTGGCGCGATACCCGCACTGGTGACTTACTATATGGTCAATACTTTGGCGAATATCAAACTGGCCGCGCTATAAAGCCTATTACTAAAGGGGCATATATGGGATGGCCAGGTGCAATATTTGCAAGTGTATATAATGCAAATGGTAATCTACAAAAGATTTGTAAAGTCTCAGGGCTAACAGATGAGTTTAAACAGGCATTAGCCGATAATTTTGAAGAATGGTATTTATGTCCTATTACTATCGGCGGTATGGCAATTAGTGAAGCATCTGGTATTAGCATTAGGCATCCATACCTTAAATCCATCCGCAAAGGTGATTTGGAGCCTAAAGATTGTACCCTGGACAAAATTTTAAATTAAAGGAGGCAGGTCTATGGATTTAGATGAACTATTTGACCTCTTTGGAAGTAAATTTGAATTTAATCCTAGTTTATATCAATATTTTCATCAACTACACGATAAAAGAACTATTCTATTAAATAGCGATGTTGATGAACATATCGTAGAAGCAGTATATCTGCCAATGAAAGAATTTGAAGAAGATGATTCTAATGAACCTGTAACTCTTATTCTCAATTCTTGCGGCGGTTCTGTTTCTGATGGTTTTTTCTTAGCACATTATATTGCTTAGTATAGTAAACCTTTAAATATTATTGTACTAGGATATGCAGCATCAATGGCCGCAGTTATTTTAGCCGGTGGAGGGAAAAATGAAAATGTTACAAGAAAATGTTTTCCCAGCACATATGGATTGATTCATGATGGATATATCGCTATCTCTCCAAGTGAATCTAAAACGGCTGCTGATATTATGGCTTTTAATGATTCAAAAGATAAAGAAATTCGTCAATTCATTATAGATAATACTAACATAACAGCAGAAGAATATGATGCCCAAGCCCGCCATCAATGGTTTTTAACAGCACAAGAGATGCTCGAAAAAAATATGGTTGATGAAATTATTGGAGCTGATGGAAAATGATTAAATATTTTGCTGATACTTCAGCATTACTACATTAGGATGGGTTAATTCATCCTGATATGAAAATTGGAATTAGTCCAATTACTGTATCAGAATTAGAAAATATTAAAACTTCAGATAAATATAGTCATGAAATTAAATTTCTCGCGCGCGAAGCAGTTCGCGCTATTTTAACTTCTGACCAATTTGAAGTTGTAATAGAAGATAATAGAAAAATTGATAAATTACTAAAGAAATATCGTTTTCTAAGTGATATAAATGACCATCGTATATTATGTACTGCTGAACTATTAGGCTTACAATAGGATAGGCAAATTGAATTTCTTACAAGTGATGGTACTCAATATTTATTTGCCTTACAATTACCACATGTTCGTGCCATTTATCCTATGGGCACAGAACTAGTTAATCGACACGAAGAAGCATGGGTAGGATGGGGTAAATATTATCCTACTGAACAAGAAATGGCATTATTATATGCTGACCCTAAAATGAATATTTTAGAATGTAAAATAAATGAATTTGCCGAAATCTATGAAGGCGGAGAATTGAAAGATATTTTAATTTGGAATGGACACGAATATTCTAGATTAAAATATAAGGATATGAAGAACCCCTATTTAGATGAAACAATCAAGCCACGCAACCTAGAACAACGTATGGCTTTTCATTTATTACAAGACCAGAATATTAAGGTTAAACTTTTAACTAGTGCTTGGGGCGGTGGTAAAACATTACTTGCTTTAACATATGCACTTGAACAAGTAAGTAAAGGCAAATATGCTAAATTAGTATTTGTGCGTAACAACATTGTAGTAGCAGATACTAACGATATCGGATTCTTACCTGGTGATATGCGCGATAAAATGAGTATTTGGGGCGCGCCACTAGCAGACCATTTGGGTGGACAAGAAATGCTTGATAAGCTAATTGATGATGGAGTTATAGAAATATATCCATTATCTCATATACGTGGACGTTCAATTCATGATTCTATTGTTATCTGTGATGAATGTGAGAATATGAATGATAAACTAGTAACATTACTGATGAGTCGTATTGAAACTAGTAGTGAATTAATTTTCTGTGGAGATATTGCTCAGATTGATAATAAAAAATTTGAGCGCAATAATGGTATTCGTTCTATGTTAGAACATCTAAGTGGCGATCCATTATTTGGTACTGTTAAATTACTTAAATCTGAACGTAATGAAATTGCTCGGCTGTGTGATAAAATGCGGCCACCAATTTAATTTTTGGGCGCGAAAGCGCCCTCTTTTTTATTTGACTTTTTTAATAAATAGTGTTATAATATAAATAGTAAATGGAGGTATCAAATGAAAATATCATATAAAGGAAAATCAATAGAAACATTAACTTGGGTAGAGGTTTCTGAAGAAGAGCGAGCATAGTTACAAAAAGAATTTTTTGCAAAACCGGAATTTGCATCAGTAATTAAATAGTTACAAACACTTTCAAAAGATGGCGTTATGGTTGATAAAGTTACTCGTTATTATTTTCGAGACATTATGGCTAAAACCAAATTAAAAAATGCTAAGTGGACAATTGAAGAACTTTTTAATTCAAAAGAATTATTAGGCATTTTTAAAGCAAGAACACAAACAAATGCTAGAGTATTTGATAGTCCTAATTTATGTACAAATATTGATACTGCAATACGACTTGGTGGTCATAATATAGCAGGTTTCCCACCAAACTTTCCAATTAAAGCTGCACGTAATATAACAAATAAGTATAATATTAATAATAATTGGTATGATTTTAGTTGTGGTTGGGGCGTTAGGCTATTATGCGCCATGACTTCAAATATTAATTATTTTGGAACTGACCCAAATTACTTATTAACTGAAAGATTATAGCAATTAATGCATGATTATAATGATAATATTGGATTAAAAAGTATAGTTGATATTAGAACTTAGGGAAGTGAGTTTTTTATTCCAGAGTGGGAAAATACTATAGGTTTAGCCTTTAGTTCTCCTCCATATTTTGATTTAGAAGATTATATCATAGGAAAATAGAGTTATAATCCACAAATATCATATAATGAATGGAAAGAAAATTATTTAACATTAACATTAAAAAATATCAATAAATATTTAATTGATGATGGTATTTTAGCATTAAATATTAAAAATAGTAAAACATATAAATTAGCAGATGATGCTAAAATAATAGCAGACACGTGTGGATTTAATTTAATAGATATTGAATTATTAACTAATAATCAAAGAGTGACGCCTTCAGGATTATTAAATAATGCTGAAAATATATTTATTTTTAAGAAAAAAAGAATAACAAGAATAACTGTCCCAGATATGTAGCCTACAATAGAAAAAAATATACAACAAACTATAGAATCAAAATCGGATGTATTTATTGAAACAGATGAAAATAAAAAAAATATATCAAATAATTTAGATATTTACTTAATTGGAGTTAAAAGTAAAAAATAGTTAAATAGTAAAGAAATTTATAATTCAGATAATATATTTTTAGGCGAACGTTATTTTGCAACATTTACAAATAATATTCTCAGCATGATATCATTTTTATCTAATTATGAATTAGGTAAATATATTGAAATGAATAAATAGAATATTATTGAATTATTAAATTATGTTATTTATCATCGAGATTATAATAATAGTTTTAAAACAGTAAGTAAATTATGTGAAATAATTGATACATGGGATAATATGGAAATGAATAATTTTCATTTATTCTTATAGATAGAAAATAGTTAAAAGGAGGAAAAAAATATGGAAATGGATACAACTAATATAAAATTTAATGATCTTACGCGTGATTTTTTAGAAGATTTTATAGCAAAACTTCCAAAAGAAGATAAAATAAAATTAAAGGAATATATCGCTCAAAATCCTCGTGATAATTCTTCAAAAACTTTTACTGTAGTAAAAAGTTATATTTATAATACTTATTTTAAAAAACAGCCCATTGAAGAAAAAAAGAAAAATTTATTTTCTGAGGCTTTAGAAGAACTTTTAAATTTTGATGAGGAGAACGAATAAAATGAAAATCTATTTAGCAGGACCAATTTTTACATATGGTGACTTACTAAGGAATACGGAATGGGCTGCAAAAGTTCGCGCGGCTATTCCTGGAGTTGATCTGTATTCTCCTGTTGAAAATACAGATATTAATGGCGTTGAAGGTAAAAAGAAATTCGCAGGTTCTCAAGAGATTGCAAATGGAGATAACATTCGTCTTAATAAAACTGATATTCTTGTGGCTTGTATAGATGGAGATGTTCTTCCATCAGGCACTTGTGCTGAAATTGGTAAATTCCATGAAAAGATTGAGCGCGGTGACCATAAGTATATTGTCGGTATCTGTACTGATAATAGACAGATGTTTTTAACACATAGTGAAGCTAAAGATAAAGGTGGCGCCGCTTCATTAGGAGAACAGCAATATAGCTATCAGAATCTTTACGTTACTGGTCTTATTAAGCAAGGTGGCATTCTTGTTAGTAATATTGATGATGCTATTGCTTTTATTAAAGAAAAAGAACATGAATTTGTTGAAAATACAGAAGAATTCATATCAGATTGGAGGTAATCTATGAAAACTACAGATAAAGTTTAGGTTGGAGATTCAACCACTAGTACAGGTACATCTACTACCACTTCTTAGTGGTAGACTTATAACCCTTATCCTTATAAAGCAGAACAGGGTTGGGAATGTCCTCGCTGCGGCCGCATTAATGCGCCTTGGGTAAGACAATGTGATTGTTCTAGAAGTGATTGGACTATAACAACATCAGATTGGACATATAAACCAGAGTGGATGAAAGAAGTTACATATCAGGGGACAAAGACTATTCTTGATTCAGATACTTTTAAAATTCATCCAGAATCTACTATATATACTACTAGTACAAATCAAGTAGTTGGTGGTAGTGACTATAAAGATTCAGTTACTGGGGCTTGGGTAAATGTTCCAAAAACTTATACTAATTCAGTAAAGAGGTAAATATTATGTTATATGGAATTAATGATAAACTTCCTGCAAAACGACTATTCGTAGCTGCAATGCAACAGGTTATTGCTTGCTTTGTAGCTACAGTACTAATTCCACAGATTTGTGGAGTACCTATCGCGCCAGCTATGCTGGGTGCTGCTTTAGGCACATTGCTATATCAGCTATTTACTAAAGGACAAAGTCCTATGTTCATCAGTTCTTCTGGGGCATTTGTCGCGGCTGTATTGGGCGCATTAGCACTTGGAGCCGCACCTAACTATCTTGCAGTATTTATTGGCGGTTTGATTGTATGTCTTGTATATTTTGCCGTAGGCTTGGCAATTAATCATTTTGGTACTGCTTGGATTAATAAGGTTTTGCCGCCAGTTGTAATTGGCCCGATTGTTGCAGTCATCGGTCTCAATCTTGCGACCTTTATTCCTACCTACTTTCAGATTAATGGACAGTATAGTCTAATTGGATTTGGATTAGGTATGCTTACACTTATTATTACCGCACTAATTTCTCACTATGGAAAAGGGTTCATCAAGAATTTACCTTTCCTTGTGGCAATCTTAATTGTGTATGCTTTCGCTGCACTTCTAACAGTTTGTGGAGTGCCAGTTATTGATTTTAGTGTATTTAATGGAGTAAAACTATTCCAACTACCAGATTTTGCTTTCCTACATTTTGGAACTTGGGATTGGAGTTATTTACCACAAATTCTCCTATTATTCTTACCACTAAGCTTAGTTACAATTTGTGA